GCTAGACAAAACATCCGCAGGGCTACATTACACAGGTTGATGAACAAAGACCTGATGAAGCTCAGGAAGAAGTTCAAGTTAGGAACTTGGAGTAAGTAATGGTAACATCTACAATCCCCAAAGTAGACAGAATAGCCCTAATAGCTAACCTTTTGAGAATTGATGACAAAGAGGGTATAGTTGTCCCTTTCAAGTTTAACAGAGTCCAAAGCTATTTTAATCAGCATAAAGGTTACAGGAACATAATTCTGAAAGCTAGACAGGTCGGAGTTTCATCTTCCATACTTGCTGATATGTTTGTTGACTGTATTACAATTCCCCATACTTATTGTGCTGTTGTCTCCCATGAGACCAGAGCTACCCAAAGACTTCTTGATAGAGTCCAGTTCTATTATGATAGCATGGAGAATCCCAGACCTAAGATTGGTGCAGAGAGCAGGAATGAAAAGACTTTCCCAGGTCTACATAGTTCTTTCTATGTGGGAACAGCAGGAGCAAGAGCTTTCTCAAGAGGAGATACTGTCAGGAGAGCACTACTTAGTGAAATTGCTTTCTATGAAGATGGTGCTAAACTACTTTCTGGTATTGAAGATGCAGTCCCATTAACAGGAGAGCTTACTTTAGAGTCAACTGCTAATGGTGAGGATAATATTTTCTATGAGAGGTGGGAACAAGCCAGAGAAGGCAAATCCCCTTATAAACCCTTCTTCTTCCCTTGGTGGTTGGATAGTGGTTACAGCATTCCCAGAAACCCAGAAGATTCCAAGATTGTAGAACTTCTCCAACCAGGAGATATAGGAGAGTTAGAATACACTGATGAGGAGAAAGACCTTCTAAGTAGAGTCAGTCTTACCGAAGACCAGATAAGATGGCGTAGGTTTAAGATAAGCGAGAAGAAGGGTCAATTTTGGATTGATTATCCAGAGAATGAAATAGACTGTTTTACTATCACAGGAGACCCTGTCTTTGATTTAACCCTCTTAACAGCTATAGCAAATCAATGCTATGAAGGTCAGAGACATTCTGATGGTTGGACATATTGGCGAGCACCAGAAGAGAAATTAAGATATGTTATAGGTGTGGACACAGCATCAGGAGCACCTGAAGGTAGCTACAGTGCTGCAGTAGTTATCAATGATAGATGGGAAGTGTGTGCTACCTTCCAAGCAAGAGTAGAACCTCATATTCTAGCAGGTATTCTCAAAAAGCTAGGAATATGGTATAATAATGCTGAACTGGTTGTAGAGAGAAATTTCACTGGTTATGCAGTCTTGGAACAGTTGAAGGATTATGGTAATATAGCATACCAGAGAGATTTTACTACTGGTAAACTAACAGCCCAGAGAGGTTGGTGGAGCAATGAACAGACCAGAAATATGTTAATGACTATAGCCAGAGAGAATCTTGGTCAGATTAAGATGTGGGATTCTAATTTGGTCAGGCAACTCAGGAGCTATCGGTATGTGAGGATGCCAAAGAAACCTAAATACAGGGAGCAAGCTCAGACCTTTGATGACTTGGCAATAGCTTTTATGCTTGCTATAGCTGTCCGAAAATTGTCTGGGACAGCTCGTGGCTATATGGGCAAAACACCTGGATGGAATTGGTAGAGGAGAATGGGATAGATAAAGGAGGAAAATAGAGAATGTTAGATGAGAGTAAAGTCATCACAAAAATAAAGAATCTGCAGGATTTCTGGTATCAGAGGAATCTTAAATTCCTTGAATGGTATGAGATACTAACTCTTGTAGACATCTTAGCTACCAGGGGTATGGAAAGCTATACCAGTTCAGAACCACTTACCTTTTACAATATGGCTCACTTCCTTTTGACTAAAGGGGAGCTACAACATTCTATACCAGTAGAATCCGAGTCTGCATTAGAGCTGGACAAGAAAGCCAGAGTCCATCGTGGTTGTCAATATATGTGGAAGATTATAGACAGAGACAAACAGTTAGGTGGTAATCAACCTTATCTGGATGAACTAGCCTTCTACTTGTTAGTCCTTGGCTGGTATGCAACAGTCCAAGAGTTTGAAAGGGATACTGGTCTTCTCAAGTCCCAGATATGGAATCCTTATGATACCTATCCCCAGTATGCCAACAACAAGATGGTAGCTTGTGTCCATAGCTACAAGATAACTGAGGAAGAAGCAGGTCTTAAAGCTGAAGAGAAAGGCTGGAACTACCAACCCAGAGGAACAGCAACAGGTGAAGTAGATTTAGATGATTATTTCCAGAGAGTTGGTGATGTCTGGCATAATATGGTTCTTATCAATAAACGAGATGTTACTGGTTGGGTAGAAAGACCAGAGATGAGCCTCCTTGTAGCCCCAGTAGCTGGTTTCCCCGATAAAGGAAGTCTTACCAATAGGAGGACTACAACTAATACTATAGGTGGTGGTGATTGGAAAAGATTAACTGGTAGAAGTATCTATTTTGTTAATGAATCTGTTGGTAATCATTTTAACAAGTGGAAGTCCCAAATCTCCCAAATACTCCGTGATACATCACAGCCAATTACAGAAGAGTTCAGTGCTACCCCACAGGCAACTCCTGAGCAACTTAGAGATAGAGGAGCACACTTCCATTATGCTCCAGGTGAGAGAGGTCTGGAAAGAGTCCCTCCTGCTACAATCCCTATAGAAGTTCAAGCCCATCTGCTAGAGATAAGGAGAGAACTACAGAAGGGTAGCTTCAATGATGCTGTCTATGGAATGGTAGAAGGACAACCAGGCTATGCTTTAAGTCTGTTAGCAACCAGTTCTGCCAATCAAATATTGTATCCATATATGGATGGTAAGCATTTTGTAATAGGGGAAATAGACAGATTCTGGCTATCTAATCTTAAGACTTCAAAGAGGGTATTTCAGATTAAAGGTAAGTTTATTGAGAAATTATCCCCAACTGATATCCCTGATGATGTCATTGTTAATGTAGAATCTGATGTAGCTACTCCCAAAGACTGGCTAGAGAGAGGAACTATTGGTGGTATGCTCAGGGGTGATATAGATAAAGCCACTTTATTGACTGAGATTTATAAGTTCTCAGACCCACAAGCTATCATCAGAAGACAGAAGTTAGATAACATTCTTGATTCACAAGAAGCTCAGTTAGCTGAAAAGATAACAGGTTTCTATACCCATGCTGATTACCTTGATATGAGAGGAGATATAAGGCAAGCGGGTATCTTCAGGAAGATTGCTCAGGCTATGGAAGCACAGGTAGGTGCTCCTGCTCCTGGTCAGGGCAAACCAGAGGATATGTCCAGAATAATGGCTGAGAGGGAAGCTGGAGCACCAGCAGAGAAACCTACTGTTCCCAGCAGGGTAACCCCTCCAGAAACAACAGGTGGTTTTACCCCCCAACAACTAAGACGCAGTATTGGTAAAGGAACAATTAAAATAGGATAAAAGATAAGGAGGCAAATGTGCCTAATGGGAAAGACGAAATAAAGACTGGTTTAGAGTTTCCAGCTTTCCCATCCCTTCTTAGTGAGAAGGAAACTGAGAGACTCAAAGAGTTAGAAGAACAGAAAAAGCGGATAGAGCAAGTCTATAAGGCTAAGTTTGCTCCAAAGGCTTGGGAGCAAGTCTCTGTCCCAGAAAAAGCTATTAGGGAATGGTTAGCCCCAACAACTCTTAAACCTGTTGTAGGAGCTATTCTTCCCTGGCAGTGGGGATGGGATTGGGGTCTAACTCCTGAGCAATCTAGAGAAGAGACAGAGAAGGTAATAACTGAATACAAAGAATTAGCTAGGAGAGAGAAGGTATCTACCTATGTTACTCCTATTATGGAAACCCTTAGAAGTTTAGCTCTATCAGAGGAAGATATTGTAACTGATGCTGGTCAGTTAAGGGCTATCTTTAAGTTAGATGAATTAGGATTTAATGAAGAAGAAGTTGGTTATATAGTCCAGTATGCTCAGAGTCTCCTTAAAGCTACTCCAGAACAACTTGTCAGTGGTAAACCTTGGGGTATAAGACCAGTTACTGAGGAGGAGATGGAATACCTCCGAGAACCATTGTTCATAGACCCAAGATTTATCCTATCCACAGTAGCCTTCAGTAAGGATATAGAGGCTATTACTGAAGCTCTTAAATTAGCTTATCCTCCACAGGTAGCAGAAGAACCTTATGACACGAGGAAGGAAAGGATAATTAAGGCTTGGTCTGATTATCTTGGGAAGAAAGATGATGAATCTACTCTTGATGCTGCTACCAGAACCTTTGAGAATATAGTCAAGAAAGAGGGAGAGCTTGTTACTCTTACCAATCTTGAGACTGGTGAAATAGGTATAGGTAAAGTAAGGCAAGATAATACAGTATGGTTTGAAGGAAATTTGATAGGATATTTTAATACTGAAACAGGGGAATTAGTTCCCTTATCCCCCTCTGGTGTTCCTATACTTACTGAAGGGCAGAAAGAATCAATGATAAAGGATTTTTGGGATGCTGCCTATCTCAGTCTCAATAAATCCTGGTTGGATATAAGACAATGGGCTCTTAATGCTATTCCTTCCCAGCTTACTCAACCTGAGCGGTTTTCTTTATCAGAGGTTGACAAGCAGATACTTAGAGAGAGGGATAAAGCAAGAGCTAAGGGACAGGAGGTTATTATTACAACTTCAGGTCACTCAATTAGCTTAGCCTTGAGCGATGAAGATTTTCTTAAAGCCTGGAGAGAGGAATATTTTAGTCCTGAGGAGCTTGAATTTTATGAAAGAATAGCTGAGGAAAGAAAGAACCAAGCGGAAGCCTACAAGGCAGATTATCTTGCCCGTGAAGAGGATTATAGAGTTTGGTTGGCAGAGAAGATAAAGACTCATCCTGAGTTAGCGCCCAGACCAGAATGGGATGAGCCAATGATTGATAGATGGAATAGAGACCCATTTTCTCTCCTTGATGTTGGATACCTTGGTTATCAGTTATCTTCTAATATCAATACTTTTATTGCTGTGGGGCTAAGCATTGGAATAACTTATGCTACAAAGAATCCTACATTGGGTTTGGCAACAGCCGTAGTCCTTTTTACTCCTCTTGAGACTGAATCTTTAAGGTCAGACCTTATAGATGCAGGAGCTTCCTATGAGTTGGCAACTGAGATAGCTGTCCCTGCAGGAGCTTATATCTCCAGCCTTGAGTGTGTAGGGGATTATCCTGTTCTGAAAGCTGTAGCTCCTCAATTCTTTAAGGCTTTTGAGAGGAACTTACAGAAGGGTGTAACCCAAAGTATTGTCCACTATGCCCTTACCACAGGTAAAATTGTCACAGTAGAGACTTTCTTTGAGGAGGTTCCCCAGGAAGTTCTCCACAATGCTTTTGTTAAGACGGTGGATGAGAATCGTGATTTGTTGGAGAATGTGCCAGAAACAATCCTTCAATCAATCCTTGCTACTGCACCTTTAGGAGTTCTTGGTGGGGGAACAGAATATATCCAGACGAAAAGGTATTTGCCAAAGGCTGTATCACAGAAGCTAGATACAGATTCCCAGGCTCTACAGGATGCTGGTATCCCAAAGGAACAGGCTGATTTGATAGTTTATAATGAATTAGCTGGAACAGAGACTGGTCGGGCTCAGATAGAATTAGCTCAGGAGAAAGCTACAGAACAAGTCCCCACTACTCCAGAGGAAAAAACTAATAAGATAACTAAAGCAGATAAGAGACTATCTACTATCAATAAAGATATAGCTACCTTCAGTAACTCCATTAAGCTCCAGCAGGAAAGATTAGCAAAACAGACTATTTCCTTTGAAAGAGCTGAAACCCAAGAGACTATCAATAACCTTCAAGAACAACTTGATGAGCTAGAGGTTAAGAAGGCTAAGCTTATTAAGAGCTTAGCCAAGGCTAGGGAAGTAAAGGTAGTTCCTACTCCAGTGGAGGAAGTTACACCTGTTACCCCAAAGGTTACGGCTTATAGAGGTGTTACAGAAGGTAAAGCCCCTGTTGATGAAGGCACAATGGGGAAA